CTCTTCAAGAGAACCCGCAAGGGTTGCTGTAGAAATATATATATCGGATATATCTGATATATTTTTACGTTGGTCTTCTAGGTCATTTACTATACTGTTCCTATATTCCTCTAGTGTAGGAAATTCAGACTGGAGTTCCTCACTGTCTTCATATCTATCTTTGTACTCTTTAAATTTATGATTAGGGCTGCCGTCAGAATTTAAAGTTGGAGGTATGTCTTTAGGGCTCAGTACTGCTTCGTTTATATCTTCCAGATTTAAGTTGTGTGCCTTTATAAACTTGTCAACTTTTCTACGCTCAGGACTTGATTCTGGCATATCAAAGTATCCCTTGCCAAGTGTTTCAGCAGAAGAAAAGTCATCCTTTACAGGAACCATCCCATACATTGTATGGTCAGTAATCTCACCATTGTTAAATCTTCCACCTGCAGAACCATTTATGAGTTCTGGTCTGAATTCAGGGTTTCTTTGCAGAAATTTATACATACTTCTAATTGTCGCAGTATTTCCTGTTAATACATCTTGTCTTGCAAATTCAGCAATCTGTACATCCATAGAGTTAGCAATCTGGACTGCCTCACCTATATATTTATCCTTGTGGGGTCTTTTGTCTATTATGGTTTGATATGAAACCGAGGGATAATATTTTGTAGACATATAATAATCCTATGTACTTACAATATTTAAGTCAACTTTATTACCTAGGTCATTAAGCATAGTATTCATTCCATTTGCACCAAGAACCCCTGGTGTTGCTTCAACTCCATCGTAGACTTCTGATATAAAGATTGTCCACATATTTGAGATTGTTTTTGCAGCATCATTACGTGCTTTATCATCGAATCCCTCAGCTTGCTTCATATATAGCTTAGACATAGCATCTTTGACACATATGTCTGCAGATTCAACTTTACGTTTTGATGTTCCATTTGCAGTAAGTTCTGCAGTCTGAGTCAATACAAGCTCTGCTTCTGCTTCTAGTTTGTTTGCATTTAGTTGTGCTGTAGCTATTTCTTTTTTTGCCTTTTCTATTTCAAGTGGAAGCATTTTTGATTCCATATCAAGCTTAGCAAGAGCAAGTACAAATTTGTTTGCTTCGGTCATCATTAGTTCCTGCATTGCTACATATGCAGCAGTATAGTCTGAGCCTTTTATGCGACCAAGTTTATACTGTGTATCGAGCTGGTTCTTCCCAGCTTTCATATACACATCAAACACACCATTACCAGATACAATTTCTTCTGTTACATCTTTTACCGTTGGTAGTTCATAGTTAGAGTCAGGTATGGTTGGCGTTGGTAAATCATCAAATGATTTATCTATATCTTTAGCTTTTACCGGGTCATTACATCCAACTAAACATTTAGTTGATAGAGTATTACAATCTCTTGTTGCCATTATATATCCTTTAAATTACATACTGAAACCACCAAATAGGTGGTTCTATATATTATTCTGAATCGTCTGTTGCTCTACGAGAACTTTGGTCTCTAGCAAGCTCTGTCAGCTCTTCAGGTGTTAATGGCTCAAGATACTGCACGTTATATGCCTTAACTTGCTTACCAACTTTCAGCATCTTTCCATCTGCACCTTTTTTGTTTACAAAAATTGTACAGTTCTTTTCAGCAAGAACATTCAATATGATTTGTGGTACATGGTAACCAATATCAACATTAAATGGAATATACTTTTTTACTTCACCAATTACATCATTTCCGGCAGAAATAATCTCTCCATCCCATGAAGACTTCATTGGATCTTTACATGTAACAACAACACGCTTAAGTGCCATTGCTGCTTTACGTGCCTTTAGTTTTGCTTGCCCTATAGATACTCTACTATCCATTGCAGCATTAGACTGTGTGGCCATATTCACTTCCATATTGGCTTGCATCTTTGCTTTTTCTATCTTCATTTTAGCATCGAACTCAGCCTCAATTTGCTTACGAATATCGTCTTCAGTAAGTACTTTTTCTTCTACTTCAACTGTAGCTTCTCCGCCTGCTTCAACAAATGCGGCTTCTGCATCATTGTCTTTTTTTGCCTGCTCTACTGCTTTTTGAATAGTTGCTGTTTTTGCATTTTTTGCGAAGGTCAAACCTAGTGTTTTTGCTTCCTCAAGAAGCGTTTCTCTTTCAGTCATTTTCGTTTCCTTTTTCGGTTAGTTTGGTTTATAGGCATAAGCCTTACAGTTGGTTCCAGAGAACCAACCATAAGAATTACTTCTCAGTTTTTTCTTTTTTAGGAGTTTTTGCTTTTTTGGCAGTTGTAACAACAGTCTGTACGTCAAATGTTTTACAAACATCCATAGTCTTGTATGCTTTAGTCTGGTCTCCAAAACCATATGTTGTATCAGGAACAAGTAATAGTGGGTTTTTGCTATTATCAAAATCTGGATTTTGAGTTGTTCCATCCTTAAGATATGGAGCTGCTGTATTGTAGTCAGGGTTGCTTGGATTCCAAGGATATCCTCTTGCAACAAGAAACTGATTAAGAAGATGAGCAGCTGATGTAGGATCAGCCACATCTCCATCACAATCGAAATCATTTTTAAGGTCTACCCAAAAACCTCGTTCTTCGTTTCCACCTTCAACACCAATAGGTGCAACATAAACATCATCATCAGGGTCAAGTGTACCCTGTGTATTAATTCCACCAGTGCTTTTTAAATCTACATAGAAACCATATGGGTTCTCGTAAATTTCCTTTAATAGCGTTACTGTAAAAGTAGTCTTAGCCATTGTAGATCCTTTTTAATTAAATATTTAAAACCAGAACCTTGTGGTTCCGGTCATTGCTTAGATTTCTGCTACAACTTTGTATAGTGCGATTCTCTCGGGACGTTGCACCATAAAGCCATAGTACCACTTGATAGAGTAGAATCCTGTCTCTGCATACGGATCCCATGTAGACAAGTTGTCTGTTGGAGCTTTATGCTGGATTTTCCACTTAACTTTTTTACCATTAGTTTGGAAACCGATTGTAGTAAATGACTCAGAACCAACAACTAGCATAGGGAAGATATCATACGCTCCACCAGTAGCTCTGTATCCTGCATTTGCAGCAGTTTCAGCTTTACCAGCACCTGCCCAATGGAACATTTCAGGAACAAGAATGAATCTGAATTGGTCAATTGCACCAATCTCACCAGTAGCAAGTGTACCAGCAGCAGCATAATGTCTAGCATCAACAAATGCTTTTTCACCATGAAGGTCTTTCATACGTCTAAGTGTTGGAATCATTTCTGAACCAATATAGATGTATCTAGCACCATCTATAGTCTTAGTATCAATTAATCTTGAACCAGTGATGATCTTAGTTGTTTTAGGAGTCTTGTTGTCATCCAACGTAATTCCCATTTTCATAAGACCTTCGTAAGTAGGTACAGAAATTACATCTGTAGACTCACCAGTGATTTCTGAATCCATAGTTGCAGCACCACCAAATCTAACTACACCAGCAGCATTAAGAAGGTCAATCTGAAGTTGTGCTTCAGTTAGCTCATTTGCTCCTCTAGTAGACTCACGTCTAATGTGCATTTGAAGTTGTGCATCTGTATCAAAGTCAAGTGATTCTTGAGAGTATTCGTCAAAGAAACCGAACTTAGCCATTGTTCCTTCTACTTCAATTCTTTTGAATCCAACTCTGTTCACTCTACCACCGTGCTCAGTAAGTGTAGGGATTTTACCCTGGATAGTACCAATGTCTTTGCTTGAACCATAAAGGTTTCCGTTAGCAATTGTTGCACCAGTTGCATCAATACCCTGGTCATTCATGTTTCTATCGTCAAGAAGCGGCAAGTACAAGTACTGCTTAATTTTCTTTCCCATATGCTTAGGCATAGTTCTCGTATCAGCCATTTGTCCAAAGAATTGCTTCTTGGCCATTTCAATAAGAGCTTTCTTATCGTAGTAATACGTGTTAATCTGTGAACCAATACTTGAGTTGGTTCCGTCACCGTAGATTCTTTCAGAATCATTGGTAGAGTCGTTATATGCAGCAGACATTGACATTGCTGCTAGGTAAGACACATGAGGGATTAAAAATTTATTCATAATATTTTCCTTAATTATAGTGCGTCCATGCCCATTTCCTTCATGAACTTTTCATCGTCCATGCTTAGGATTTCCATTGGGTCATATTC